TCAGGCTGAAAATATGCTTGAAATCTGCAATTTGCAGCGCAAAAGCCCGATCCGTTTGCACCGTGAAAACCTTGGTTTAGCGAAAGCAGCCGAGGAATTTGGCGCGGAATATTTCGGCAGCGGCGGACAAATGACGGGCATTTTATCCAGCGATCAGCCTCTGAAAAAGGAACAAATGGACATAATCCAGGGCAGTTGGAACAGCGCGGCGCGTCAAGCTGGCACCAAGCTGCTGCCGTTTGGGTTCAAATATTCGCGCATTTCCATCAGCCCCGACGAAGCGCAATTCATCGAAACGCGCAAGTTCCAAGCGGAAGAAATTTGCCGCATTTTCAGCGTACCGCCGACGCTGGTGCAGCTGGAATCGCAGACGACTTACAACAACGTCGAGCAGCAAAACCTACAATTTGCACGGCACACGATTTCACCGTGGGCCAAACGCATCGAACAGGAGATTGATCGCAAGCTGATCCAATCACGCGAGCGGCCACAGATTTACAGCAAATTTTTGCTCAATGATTTGTACCGTGGCGATATGCAAAGCCGTGCGAGTTTCTACACGCAGATGCTTCAAAACGGCGTTTTAAATATTAACGAAGTCCGAGAACGGGAAGACCTGAACCCCACCGACGGCGGCGATACGCACGTAGTGCAGGTCAATCAAATCGCGCTTGACAAGTTGGGCGCTTATTCGGACAAACTAACAGAAAGTAATGGAACAGAATGATGACAAGCGCATTGAAGAACTGCGCAGCCAATACGGCGAGAACGTAGAACTGCGCACGGCAGAAGTACGCGCAGCAGGTGACGATACGTTGGTAGTTGAGGGCTACGCCAGCAACTTCGATGTAGAGTATGATTTAGGATATTTCAAAGAATCCGTATCGCGCGGCGCCTTCGATGAGGTATTAAACGATGATGTGCGCTTTTTGCTCAATCATACGGGCGCGCCATTGGCACGGACCACGAACGGCACACTGGAATTAAGCGTTGACGAAACTGGCTTAAAGTACCGCGCGGCACTTGCTGACACGCAGGACGGGCGCGACCTTTACAAGCTCATTAAGCGCGGCGACATCACACAGAGTTCGTTTGCCTTTACCATCGACAAAGACGAATGGAGCGAGGACCGCAGCACGCGGACCATCACCAAAATTGGCCGATTGTTGGACACGTCAGCCGTGACGTATCCAGCATCACCAAGTACGACAGTAGCAGCGCGAAACATGGCAGCGGCGGCGCAGGAAGCGGCGGAATTGAATGACGAACAGGAAACGCAGGAACCCGTACAGGAGGAGCGCGCAGAGCCTGAAACTATAAAAACCGAAGCGCGTAACTTTACGCAGAAATCAGAGAACAATTTTTCAAATATGACACTTAACGATCTAAAAGGCCAACGTTCCGCGTATTACGAGGAGTTCGTAGGCATCGGACAAAAAGCGGATGCAGAAGGCCGCTCATTGACAGAAGCAGAGCAGGAGCGATGCGACAAGCTCGACAACATGATTGGCGACCTTGACGTAAAGATTAAGCACAAGACGCGCGAGCAGGAAATGGTTGCACGCATGGCGCAAAGCGGAAACGTAACGACTTCAGAGAAGCGAGAAATCGAGCGCGTAAACGGCGCGTTTTCTTTGTCGCGTGCTGTTGCACAAATCGCCAGCGGTCGCAGCTTGGAAGGTGCTGAGGCTGAGTGGGCTTCTGAAGCTCACAAAGAAGCACGTTCACAAGGCTTGCAGATGGCTGGACAAATCGCCATCCCAACCGTGGCATTGCGTGCTGGTGCTGCTGACAACTTCCAAGCAGGAAGCGGCGACGGTTCAGGATTCGTACCAACTGTTGTGCCTGCTGCCATCGAAGCTTTGCGAGCGCCAACCGTTATTGAAGGACTAGGCACAACCGTTATCCGTAACGCAACAGGCAACTTGAAGTTCCCACGAGTAAGCGTAAAAGCGGCAGGAACAGGCGCAACCGAGGTTGAAGCGAACACAGCTTCAGGCATGGAGATGGATGAACTTTCATTGACTCCACAACGCGTATCTGCCAAGACCGTTTACAGCAAGCAATTGGTTTTGCAGGGCGGTGCTGAGGTAGACGCGTTGATTGCTGGCGAATTGTCAGCAGCCATGAACGCGTACATCGATGACGCTTGTTTTGATACCATCTTGGCGTCTTCTGCCATTAACGTATCTACGTCAGGCGATACCGCTTTGAATGCTGCTTTGGCATTCAAAATGGAAGCCGAAGTATTGGCAGACGGCGGCAACTTGGCGGGCGGCGTTTACGTTATGTCACCACTTGCTTATGAATTGTCAAAAGCTGAGGCAGCTGTATCTGCAGTTTCTGCTTTGTGGGAAAACGGCCAGTTCAACGGCTTCCGTGCGGTTGCAACGCCTTACTTGGTGAACGGCTTATTGAATGACGCCAGCACGGCTGCAGGTCAAATGTTGTTCGGCAACTTTGCACAAGGCGGAATCTTGGCTTTTTTCGGGGGGCTCGATTTGTTGGTTGACCCATACAGCGCAGCGGGCAACGCGCAAATCGCTTTGCACGTAAACCGTTTCTTTGACTTTGACGTACGTCAAGCGGGAGCGTTGGCAAAAGCTACGCAGCTGACATAATCAGCATCGTGATAATTCGGAAAGGGGCGGCTGCGGTCGCCTCTTTTTTTTGTCCTTATTTTTACGACATGATGACCGTGGAAATAACAGGCACGCCGACGCTCGACAGCGTTATAACGGTTGCCGATTTAAAGAGCCATTTACGTGTTGACCACAGCGACGAGGACACGTTGATTGAAGCTTTGCGAGATACCGCCATTGCGTGGATCGAGGATTATTGCAATACGCGCCTGGGCGACGTTACGGCAGTAGGTTACCTCGACTTCTTTTATAACGCACGGTTTCCAGTTGGTCCAGTCAATTCGATTACGTCCGTAACGTATACCGACACCAGCAACACCACGCAAACGCTGGACGTTTCAAAGTATTGGTACGACATTAAAACGAAGTCCGCACGGATCACGTTTGACAACGCGCCCGATTTGTACGACGACACATTCCACGCGGTGCAAATCAACATGAACCTGGGCTATGCAGAAGCCGACGTGCCGCAGCCGATACTGCACGCCATTCGTTTGTTAGTCGGGCATTTGTACGAAAACCGCCAGCAAGTAATTTCGGGCGGCAACGTTATTCGTGAGCTGCCGTTAGGTATTCATTCGCTTGTTTCACCGTACCGTAATATCTTGGCTGTATGAGGTTCGGAAGCATGGACCGCCGTATCGCTATACAGCGCGCTACGTTGACCGTGAACGCATACGGTGAGCGTGCCGAATCGTGGGCTACTATTGCGACGGTTTGGGCGCAAATTCAGTACAAAGTTGGAGGCGGCGAAAGTATCCAGAGCGACCAGGTTATGAGTAAGCAGCCCATCCATTTTATCATTCGATACAGCAGCGACGTGAGTGACCTAAAGCCTAGCGACCGTGTAAGCTACAACAGTAATACATATCAGATTGAAACCATCCAGGAAATCGGACGGCAGGAAGGTTTGCGAATTGTAACCACTTTACGCGGCGAGTGATGCAAAGTTTCGAGCAGCAATTACGAAAGATTGAAAAGCGGCTGGATCGCGCGGCTGGATTTGGTGAAATCAACAAAAAGGAATTTCGTCGAGCCAATCGAAACGCGGGCAGGGAAATTGTAGTTGCAACGCGCAGCAATTTGAAGCCTTACAAAGAAGATATAACGATTCATTTTGAGGACCGCGAAAACATCGTAGTAAAGCGCGATCAGTTGCGCAAATCAATTGGCGTATGGTTTGGCAAAGGTTCAAATACGGCATTTGCTGGACCGCGTGCAAACCGAGCAGGCAAAAGACCATTAAAACGAAAGGTGAGAGATAACGCAGATGGCTGGTTTGCTCACATAGTCGACATGGGCGCCCGTCCAGCTACGATGCGCAAAGGCGGAAAGAAAGGCGGTAAAGGCGTCATCATGAACACGCCGATGAAGGGTAAAGTTTCACAAGGATTAATGCAAGGCCAACCAAGTGCGCGAAGAAAGCAAGTTGAATTGTACCGTAAGGAATTTGAAAGATTTATGCGATGATTGTAGGAAAAGCGATATACCACCTTTTGACGAATGCAACTGCAATAACCGACATCGTTGGCACGCGGATTTATCCAGAAGTTGCCCAACAAGACGGCGACTTGCCTTATATCGTTTACAACATAACCAACAACGAACCGAGTGACACGAAGCCAGAGCCTTCGAAACTGGACACGGCGGGCGTAGAGGTCAATTGTTACGCGACCAGTTACAGCCAGGCCATCGACATCGCGGTAGCCGTTCGCGGCGCTTTAGATCGCGTCAAAGGCACGTATAACGGCGTCAACGTCCAGAGCATCCAGTATATCAACGAAGTCATCGACTTTGACGAACCGCAACGGGCGTACAACATAAGCGCGGATTATGAAGTACGCATAAGCCGCACGGATTTTGAAATCGCCCAGGGTTCTCCAGTGACGGGCACGCAGCTCGGTCAATTGTCCGATGTCAACGTTTCCAGTTTAGCGGAAGGGCAAATCTTGAAATACGACGTGAGTGAGTCGGAATGGGTTAACGCTTCGTTGCCGATTTTAACTACGGGCGGATTGACTACTTCAGAGGTAGGCGGATTTTTTATTATCGGCCTGAGTTCAAACCCATCGTTTGACAGCATTACAAGCAACGGCGATTTAACCGTAAGCGGCGACATTTTGTTAGCGGGCGGAACTACAAAGCTGATTCGGCCTTTGGACGTAGCGCAAGCCGCTGGACCGCTTACGATTCAAAGCAACGGAGATTTGGTAATTGAGCTGGATCAAGATGACAATGAACCGTACAAAGCTTTCATAGTAAAGAACGGCGGCGACGCTGAGGTATTCAAGGTAGACGAGGAAGGCAACGTAACGGTAAATCAAGAATACGTTTTACCATCGTCTGACGGCGGTACGGATTACTTTCTCAAAACTGACGGCAGCGGGCAGTTGTACTTTGCTACGCTTTACGGCACAAGCGGCAATACAGGCGCATCGCCACCGCCTGCTGTTGATACGCTGGTGGAGCTGCTCGATACGGATATTTCCAATTTACAGGATAATCAAATCATACGCTACGATTCGGCAAGCGGCAAATGGCTGAACGAGGATTTTCAGGCGTTGCCTGCTGGAGGCACTACGGGTCAGGCGCTTGTAAAGGCGAGCGGTACGGATTATGATGTTCAGTGGGCTGACATTGCGATCGACGTGCAGTACCATCAGCGGTACGATACGGAAGCGGCTGCGCTACGTTCAGGCGCTACGGAAACGGTCGAACTGTACTATACGGCGCAGGCGGACGGCGACGGTTTGAGCGAATCGGCATCGAGCGACACGCCGAGCGCGGGGAATGTGATTCGGCGGAAGTTGTGGTATGCAGAGAAAGCGCAGGCCGACCCCGACACGTATGCCGATTGGACGCAGTTTACGGCCATCGCCGACGATACGACATATGCAAACGCGAAGGCGGCTTTACTTGCTTACCTGAAGGAACGCACGGGCGGGACGGTTCCGATTAGTTTAAAAATGACGTGGGAGGAGGTAGCGGAAGCGACGTTATTACTTGACACATACACAGGCGCATCGGCGGCTTATTCGCTGCGCAAACTTCGCACGGCTTACACAGGCGATGCCATCAACGTATGGAATGGCACGAGTTACGCTGACATCGGATTTGACGGAAGCGGTGAACTTGACACGACGGCCTTGGCTGCGCATTGCGGAAGTAACGACGGGTTCGTTTCGGTTTGGTACGACCAATCGGGAAACAGCAACGACGCCACGCAAACGGTTACGAGTTCAATGCCGAAGATTTACGACGGGACGACGCAGGCATTAGTGACGGAGAACGGGAAGCCCGCAATGAGTTTTGATAGCACTGATGACAAAATGACGTCGAGTTTCGCAAGTGCGTCTAATTACAGTGTCTTTCACGTTTTTGCACAAACTCAAATCGCAGCGAGTGGAAACTTATTTAGCTTAATTGATTACGGCACAAGCGGCTCAAAAAGCGGCCTTCAAGTTCGCAACAGTAAATACAGTGTACGGCCAGAATTTATAGATTTTGACACTCAAGATTTAAATCAAAATTTGATTGAAATTACCCACAACAACGGTCAATTTGATGCATACAAAAATGCTACAAATATTCGCAGCGCTTCGGTAACATTAATTGCGGCTGATGGCGTTACAATTAACAATTTAATAGGTAGCACGAGGTACGTTGGTGCGAAATGGCAAGAACTGATTTTTTATCCTACTGAGCAAAGCGGTAACCGCACCGACATCGAGGACAATATAAACACCTTCTATTCAATCTACTGATGAACGGATATATCATCGTACTTCCAACCGCCACGCAGACAAGCGAAGCACGGGCAAAGCAAATCACGCGAGAACTCTACAACATCTCGCGTCCCGTTCTCAT